ATAAAGTAGTTATTGTAACCCCAGCAGGAAGAGAAAAATATCTTTCAATATTTAAGAAGTTTATTTATCGTAAAATTAAAGAAGGATTGATAGATGAATGGCAATTATGGCTTAATACAATTAATGAAAATGACATTTCATACCTTAAAAGTATGGAAAAAGAAAATAAAAAGGTTAAGATTTATACCATAGATGAAGAAATAGTGCCTACTTGGGAAAGTTATAATGCCTTACAGACTCATAAATTCTTCAAATATGCCCAAGAAGACGATACAATTTACATAAGATTTGACGATGATATAATTTGGGTAGAAGAAGGAGCATTAGAAAAGATATTACAAGCAAGAATAGATTGTCCAAATGCTTCGTTTATTTATCCAAATATCATAAATAGCACGATTTGCACAAGTTGGCATCAAGAAATAGGTGCTTTAAGCGAAGAGTTTGGCTCAGTTAATAAAGAAAAGATTGGAGATTTAGATTATGCATATTTAGATGCTTTTAATTATACCGATAGTAAGTTAATAGACCATATACATAAAACATTTATAAAAAGATTTAAAGAAGGAAGTTTGAGTGCATATTATCTACCAAATAAGTCTTTTAAGGATTATAAACACTTCTCTATTTGTAGTTTGTGTTGGTGGGGTAAGGATAAGATACAACCAACAGCATTTGAAGAGCCACAATTAGGATGGGAGATAGCAGAGAAAATGAAAAGACCAGTATTCTTTGTAGGAAATGCTTTAATGGTTCATTATGCTTATCACACCCAAAGAGAATATTTAACAGAAAAGGGCGATATATATTTAGATTTTTACAATGCTACAAGCGTCTGACAATTTAAGATTATGTGCTGATAGCCACGAAACTGCTGTAATTACTAATGACGAATATAAGATTAAAGAATTATACGCAGTAGACAAGGATATACAATACATAATTGATGTAGGTGCTAATTTAGGCACAGCATCTTTTAAGTTTCAAACATTCTATCCTAAGGCAAAGATTTTAGTATGTGAGCCTGAGCCTGAGTTGATGAAATATGCTAAATTAAACACAGGAAATAAATTAACTTATGTTCAAGAAGCAATTATAGGAGATGATAGAGAAGAAGTAACATTTAATGTTTGCCATTGGGCTGGCAATGGACACGTAGACGGACACTTTAGATGGGATTTATTTGAACCTATGGGTTCTAAAAAAGAATATGAGATTAAAGTAAAGGCTACTACATTAGAGAAATTAATTAAAAGATATAAGTTCCCAAGAATTGACTTATTAAAGATTGATTGTGAAGGATATGAAGGAGAAATATTACAAGCATTTAAGCCATTTATGAAGAAAGTAAAGCATTTTAGAGGTGAATGGCACGGAAAAGAAGATATACCATTAATTGAGGATGCCCTAAAAGACACTCATAATGTTATCTTTGATAGAAAGTTTACAACTCACGGAGATATATTTGCCGAACCAAAAGGATACACTTTACCAGAAATAAACAAACCATTACCTGAAAAGTATAGAGTATTACCTAATGGTAAAATACAAACAATTATATGAAAGGAATAGTTATAACAACTTCTGCTTATACTTCTAACTTCCTAAGAGATTGCTTAGATAGTATTAGAGAAACACCTTATAACATTTTAATAGTAAGCAATGATAATTATAAACCCAATTTAATTGGATATAATAGGCAATATAATTTAATAATAAATGATTGGAATGGTTGGGAATTAGCTGGAATCCAAAGAGGAAAAGAGAATTTTACGGAGTTCGTTCATTTAATGGATACAACAGTAATTAAAGATATTTCTTTGTTTGATAAGTTATTCGCAATAGAAGGGAATGTTGTATTAACTAAAGGAAACTTTCATTATATGGGAAAGTTCGTTAGTAAAGAGTTACCTAATTTACCAATAGTAAGAGATAAAAATGTTGCTATATTTCTTGAAACTAAATGGTTAGAGAATTATAAAGAATTTGAACCTGATTTACCTGTTCATACTAAAGTATTTGAAACAATGTATGGACAAAAAAGAATGCTGTTAGAAAATGAATATATGAAGAAGTGGAAAGGAACATTTTGGATTTAACAATTCGTTAGAGCTTATAGTATAAAGAGCCTGTAAGCAAAAAATAACTAAAGTCTTTAAAGTATTTGTGGTAGTTTCTCTCTCTCGCATATCTATCTTTTGGGTGGAAAGGTAGATAGCCGAGAGAAGCAAAACCGCCCTCACAATACAAACTCTGAATCCCTTAATTAGAAGAGTTGTTCTGTGGATAGGAGTATATCTAACGATACATCTGTCTGCAGAATTGCTCTCCTAACGAGAGTTAATGGGCGGAGTATTATCTAAAGTTATGGAAGAAGAAAAAGATTTAAAACCTTGGTTGTGGAAAAAAGGACAATCAGGCAATCCAAAAGGAAGACCAAAAGGAAAAACTCTCAAAGAATATTGTAGAGAATTTTTAGCTTGTATGACAGATGAAGAAAGGGCTGATTTCTTAGAGGGTCTGCCAAAAGAAACTATTTGGAAAATGGCCGAGGGAAATCCTCAAAATGATTTAACAAGTGATGGAGAAAAAATAGTAATACCAATATATGGAGGACAATCAATTCAAGGACACAACAGCAACGAAAAGAATATTCAACCTAACAAAGAGGATTAGGGCTGTTGCTGGTGGAACATCTGCCAGTAAAACTATCTCAATTTTAATATGGTGTATTGATTATGCTCAAAGCGTAAAGGATGAAATTATAACAGTAGTAGCAGAGTCAGTTCCCCATTTACAATTAGGTGCTATTAGAGATTTTCAAAATATAATGAAATCTAATGGTTATTGGAATGATGCTAATTGGAATGAAACAAAGCACATTTATACTTTTAATACTAATACTTTTATTGAATTCATTTCATTTGATAAATTCGGTAAAGCACACGGACCAAGAAGAGATATACTTTTTATAAATGAAGCAAATAATATTCCATATCTTATAGTAGACCAACTTATAACTAGAACCCGCAAAATAGTTTGGATGGACTGGAATCCATCAGAAGAATTTTATTTTTATACAGAAATGTTAGGTAAAAGAGATGATATAGATTTTATTACTCTTACCTATTTAGACAATGAAGCATTAGACGAAGTGTCAAAATCAGAAATTGAATCACATAGAGGAAATAAAGAATGGTGGACTGTTTATGGAGAAGGTAAGTTAGGTGTTATTACTACTAGAATTTATAGAGATTGGCAGATTATTGACGAAATACCACACGAAGCAAAATTAGTAGCAAGATGGTTAGACTTTGGATATACTAATGACCCATCAAGTATAGGAGATGTTTATTATTATAATGGCGGATATATAGTAGATGAACAGTTATATCAGAAAGGAATGCTTAATAAGGGATTAGCAGATTTTATTTTAACATTAGAACAACCTCAGACATTAGTAATTGCTGATAGTGCAGAACCAAAAAGTATTGATGAGATAAGAAGTTTTGGAGTAAACATAGTGGGTGTTTCAAAACACAGAGGAGAAAGTAAATCAGAAACATTTGTTAAATGGAGTATTGGGATGGTTCAGAATCAAAGAATTTCAGTTACTAGGCGTTCGTTTAATACCATAAAAGAATATCGTAATTATCTTTGGCTTACAGATAAGAATGGAAAGATTTTAAATATGGAAGACCCAAAGTTTGCCAATCACTCAATGTCTGGAATTAGATATGTTATATCAACAATAGTAAATAATGCCACTGGTGGTATGGAAGAAGAAAGGGCTGATAGGTTATTATCACGCCTAAAAGGTTCAATTAATCAAACAAGATAATGGAAAGACCAACATTAAATGACCCAAAAGAATATAATTTAATTAAGTCTATTTATTTTAAAAACGATAGACCTTTTGATGAGGATTTAGACCCTATTGAAAGGCTAGAAAGGTTAGAGGCTAAACAACGAAATAAAAATAAATCATCAAGATGAATAATATACAATCGGCATTAAATTTAATAAAGTCCAATTATGATAAAACCATAGAATTAGTAGATGGACTTAATTTTAATCAAAAGAAACAAATTAAAACAATTGAGTATTATAATAACTCAAAATATCTTAATGGTCAGAAAGACGAATTAGATAGAGAAAAGCCATTTTATCAAATCTTAAATGCTGTATGTGATGTAGAAAATACTGCTAAAGATTTAGATACTAAGGATATTAACATAACATCTGACGATTCTAATCATTATTTAGAATCTTGGTTATTATCAAAAGATATTCAAGTATGGATGAAAGAAAGTAATTTTGCTAAAACCTTAAATGATATGCGAGATATGCATACCAGATATGGTTCATTATTAGTAAAGAAATGTGTAAAAGATGGTAAATTAACATTAGAATCTCCAGAATGGAAGAACTTAATTACAGACCAAATAGATATAGTCAATAATCCTATTATTGAAATTCATTGGATGACTGCTATTGAAATATCTAAGATGGGATGGGATAAAAAGAAAGTTAAAGAATTACTTAAGAAATTAAAAGGTGGACTAAAAAGAATACCAGTTTATGAAGTAAGAGGTGAATTCCCAATTTCTTATATCAAACAAGCGGAAGGAAAACCATTTGCTCCTAAAGATGAAATTACTTATTCTTATCAACTTTATTATTTAGCTGGTAATCCTAGCGAAGACAAAAAAGATGATGTAGAAACTCCAATTGTTCTTTATTGGGAGGATGATACAGAAAGAGTTTATAAGTATCTTGCTAGAAAACCTAAAGCTGGCAGAGCATTTGGTGTTGGTGTAATGGAAGAAGGAGAAGAAGCTCAGGTTTGGACTAATGATGCTGTGCTTAAACAATATAGAGCAATGGAATATACTACTAAGGTAGTAAAACAAACAGCTTCCAAAAAACTTAAAGGTAGAAATTTATCAGTTGAAGCCGATGATGGAACAATTTTAGAAATTGAAGATAATAAACCAATCTTAGATGTTAATTTATTACCAAGTGGAGGATTACAACAATTTGCTCCTATAATTCAGCAATGGTATAACCAATTAGAAAAAACTACTTCAGCTTATGCGGCTCAAAGAGGTGAAACTCCTCCAAGTGGAACTCCCTTTAGACTTCAAGCAACTATTTTACAACAATCTTCTTCTGTATTTAAAACATTACAACAAGAATTTGGTATATTTATAACAGAATTGTTTGAAGATTGGATAATGCCACATTTATCTAAGAAATTAAATAAAAAACATATTTTATCTTATGAGTTTTCTCCAGAAGAATTAAAAGAAATTGATAGTAAATTTTCTGCTAAAAATGCCAATAGAAGGGCTATTGATATGATTTTAAGTGGAAAGATGGTTACTCAAGAAGAATATGATAAATGGATTCAGGGATATGATGAGTTTATTAAAATTACAAAAGGACAGAGATTTATAGAAATTCCAGAAAACTTCTACAAAAACTTAAAAGCAAAAGTTACTGTAAATATTACAGGAGAACAAAGAAATAAAGCTGCTACACTTGAAACTATTGCTAACTTCTATCAATTATATATGGCTAATCCTGCGGCTGCTACTGACCCAATAGCACAACAATTATTAATGAAAGGATTAGAATTATCAGGTGCTGGTATTTCACCAATAACTATGGTTGGAGCTATTAATGAAAAAACAAAGAAAGACCAAGAGACGATTGAACAACAATCTCAAATACAACCACAAGTTCCACAAAAGCCGAAAACTAGTTTAACTGCTAATCCAAAATGAAATCACTAATTGAGTTCCAAAAAGATACAGATACAAAGAATAATGTTCACGAATACTTAGTGGAGTTTTTAAGAGGTGAAGCAATAAGAAAGGTTTTTGAAAGGGAAGATGTTAGTGCAGTTTCTGAAGCAAAAGAAATAATAGATAAAGCATTTGAAAACCTTGATATTATATTTAATCCCAAAGAGGAAAAAAAGGAGCGAATAAACGAAGCTAGATAAACGAATAAACGACCAGCAAGTCGGTAAACTACTTACAAATAAGCTCTGTAAAAAACTTATACCATAATCGGATGAAGGCAAACATCCTTAATAAATAGTCCTAAAAATTATGGAAAACGAAGAATTGGACAATCTTGAGTCCTCAAATCAAGACCTTGATGAAGGTGCGGACAAGGAATCAAAAGACACCTCAGATGAAGATGACAAGCGTTATCTTAATCAAAAAGTTCGTGCTGAAAAAGCCGAACAGGCTAAGAAATTAGCCGAAGAAAAAGCTAAACTCTTAGAACAAGAGTTAGCTAAGCGTAACGATAATAACCCACAACTTTCAGACGAACTAAAGTTGATTGCTCGTGGATTATCAGATGAAGAGATTGAGAAGGCAAAAGTTATTGCTAGAGGCAATAATATTACCCTCCAAGAAGCTCTTAAGGACGATATGTTTATTTCATATCAGAATAAATTAAGAGAAGATAAAAAGAAGGAGGAGGCTAAACTCGGTGCTTCAAAAGGTTCGGGTGAATCGCAAGAAGAATCTGAAATCAAACCAGATATGACAAGAGAGGAACATCAAAAGATTGTTGAGAAAGTGATGGGTAGTAAATAAACCCACACGAAAGTTCTTTTAGAATATAAGTGTTGGGTATACGAAAATGGCGTTCCCAACGACTAGTATGGATTCAACTTCATTGGCTTCAAATATCCCTTTACTTTGGGGTGAAAAAATCAATGAGTTTTATAAGTTGAAATTAATGATTGCGGACTTCTTTGTAGATAGAAGTTCCGAATTGGCAAGTGGAGGCTCTGCTCTTTATACTCCTAATTTGACAGAAATGTCTGCCAATTCAAAAACCAATGCTACTGCAGTAACTCTTAATGCTCCGACCGACACTAAGATTACTTTGACCGTAGACCAATGGTATGAAGTAAGTTTTGCAATTGAAGATAAAGAAGCGGCTCAAGTAAAGCATTCTTACTATCTTATGGAAAGATATGCTAAAAATGCTGGCTATACTATGGCTAAGAAATTAGAAGTAGCATTAGCTTCCTTGTTTAGTGGATTTGACACCTCAGTTGGTGCTTCAACTACTAATTTAGCCGATAGTGAAATTCGTGCTGCTATTTCTACTTTAGAAGCAACAGGAATTGACACTCAGACCGATTGTGCGTTTTTCCTTTCTCCAGCAGTATTTTGGAGACAAGTGCAGAACTTGGATAAGTTTAGTTTAGCCGTTAACTCACCAGTTAATGACCCTACTTCTAAACTTCCAAGAGCTACCTTGTATGGAATCCCAGTATATGTTTCTAATAACATTCAATATGTTTCTGGAACAACTGGAAGATGGAATGCTTTAGCTCATAAAGATGCCTTGCATTGGGCAACATCTCCTTTGGGCTCAGGTGGTTCATTAGGTTCAAGTATGACAGGTAGATATGGTGTTCGTGTTCAATCTAACTATATTCCTGAATATCTTTCTACTCTTACTACCGCAGATTTACTCTACGGAGTAGTTGAGAATAGAGGTGATGCAGGTGTTGCTATTTTGACAAGTGCGACTGCCGCTTGAAATTAATAATTAAAGATTAATTATCCCTATTGGGTTCACAGTTCAGTCCGTGAAACCCAATAAGGACTGAAGATAATTATGATAAATTACAAAGAAAGACAAAGAAAACAATGGGAAACCAAAAGAAAAAATGGTACAGATATCCCTTGGAATAAAGGCAAAACTAATCTTCCTAAACTTTCAAAAGAAACTAAAGATAAAATAGGAATTGCTGGATTAGGCAATACTAATGGATTTAAAAAGGGACAATCCGCTTGGAATAAAGGCAAGGGAAAGTTTAAAAATAAAGAAGATAGACAGAAGGATAGAAATTTTAGAAAATATGGAATCAATGAAATAAAGTATAATGAGATTTTAGCAAGTCAAAATTATGTTTGTGCGATTTGCTTAAAACCAGAAACGAAAAAACATCAGAATGGAAATATTACAAGATTATCCATAGACCACGAACACGAAACAGGAAGGGTTAGGGGGTTGTTATGTAGCAAATGTAATTTTGCAATAGGACAACTCAATGATAATCCTTATTTATGCGAAAAGGCGATGCAATATTTATTAAATAATTAAAATTATGGGAAATGTAATTATTAGTTCAAATATAAAAAAAGAAAGCGTTAGAATAAATCCAGATGGAGATATTATTAATGCTAAAACAAAACAAGTTATTCAAAAAAATGATGAAACTGAAGTATTGCCTCCACAATCCCATCAGAAGCCACCAGAAGCCCCTGAAACGAATGATTTATCAAAAAGGATAAATAGTATGGTAGAAGCAAAAATATCAGAGAAAATCAATAAAATCGTTGAAGATAGGGTTAATGAAGCACTTAAAAATATATGAAGGTTTTTTTTGTAGGTTCTAATTTGAATGGTTGTTATAATGTTCGTTGTCTTTTCCCTTTACAAGCAAATGGTTGGGATGGAGATAGAACATCTTTTGGTTTAGAAAGAATGACCCCAGAAAACAAAGCAAAAGCAATGGCTGATGCTGATATAGTTGTATTTCATAGACCAGAAAGAAAAGAAAGACTAGAAGCAGCAAGATTACTTAAAAAAGAAGGAAAGAAAATAGTTTTTGATAATGATGATACTTATAAAGATTATGGAGGATTCAAGTTTAATGAGTATATGGATAAACAAATGCTTGATAAGGGATTGTCTAGGATAAATGAAAATATAGATACATTTATTAAGGAAGCAGATTTAGTTACTTGTTCAACAGAATTCCTAAAAGAAGAATATAAAAAAATAAATCCTAATGTTATTGTATTACCTAATTGTATTGACCCATTTTATTTTGACGAACCATTAAGAAATGAAAGTGATATTATAAGAATAGGAATAACAGGTTCGGTGGGCGTAACTTCTGATATAGAGCCATTAAAACCAATTATAGAACACTATCAAAACGACCCAAGAGTAAGAATAGTTTTATTATCAATGCCTCCTCAGACAGAAAATGAAATTTACAAAGAACTTTATAAAGAAGAATATAATTTTTGGAGTAAAGTAAATATGGAGTGGCATACTTATGTTCCAGCAGATGAATATTATGATTACTTAAATAACTTAAAATTAGATATGGTAATCATCCCAAGATATGATAGTTTATTCAATCGTTGTAAATCTAATTTGAAGTTTTTGGAGAATTCAGCATTACAGATTCCTTCTATATGTCAGGCATTTTCTACTGGAGATTCCCCATATCAACAGAATAAATCGGATGAACCTTATTTACTTTTAGCAAACACCTTTGAAGAATGGATAGAAAAAATAGAATTGCTTATAAATGACAAAAAACTTAGAAGGGAATTGGGTGAAAAAGCACAGAAATATGTTTTTGATAATTATAGTATTGAAAAGAACGCTTGGAAATGGAAAGAGGCATATGAAACTTTATTAAAACAATAATTATGCCAAAGGGAATTTATAAAAGAATAAAACCAGTATCTATGGAAACAAAAATAAAAATGTCTTCATCTCAAAAAGGACATCATCGTGGAGGTTGGAAATTTTCTAAGGAGGCAAAAAATAATATAAGTAAAGCACACAAAGGAATTAATACTTGGATGATTGGTGTTAAAAGGTCAGAAGAAACCAAAAAGAAAATGAGTAAATCTCATAAAGGAAGGAAGCATACGGAAGAATGGAATAAAAAAGTAGGAGATTCGCATAGAGGAGAAAAAAGTGTTAATTGGAAAGGTGGGGTCACTCCAGAAAATAAAAAGATAAGAAATAGTATTGATTTTAAATTATGGAGAATAGCAGTCTTTGCTCGAGATAACTGGACTTGTCAGAAAACTGGGATTAAGGGTGGTAAATTACACCCACATCATATACAAAACTTTTCTCAACACCCAGAACTTAGATTTGCAATAGATAATGGTATTACTTTATCTGAAAAATCACATAAAGAGTTTCATAAAATTTATGGAAAGAAAAATAATACTTATGAGCAATTAAACGAGTTTTTAAATAAAACAATATGCCAAAAAAAATAAAATTAGAAAATAATAAATTAAAAAAATTACTTGAAGAAAAGAGTGCCTTAATTACAGAGGGAAGGAGGGTTTCTGAAGATGTAGAAAATCTTGAAAAAGAATTAGAGGAGATTGATAAAAAAATTCAAGAAGAAGAAAAGGCAGTAGATATTGGAGATTTACTTTTATTAGAAAAACAACAGGTTTCTATTGTAGAAGAGTGTATTGAAGAAATGAAAAATATCAAGCAGAAGATTTTTGACAGAATGAAAGAAAAAACATCTCCAGAACTTCGTAATCAATATGAAGAAATAAGAAAGAAAAAAGAGGGTATTGAAAATACAAGAAATAAAATAGCATTAAAGGCTCAGAAATATAATGATAAAATTATCCCACTAGGAAGAAAGTTAATGAGACCATTTATAGAAGATAGATTTGAAGATTATGACACAATAAGGCTTGAAGATGGAGAAATTGTCGCAACCATTTTCAGTCATTTAGACGACTTTAAGAATAATTTTAAGAAAAAATAATATGGTATTTAGTAATTCAAGTACAGGACTTGGAATAGTAGAACAAACAAGAGTTCTAATGAGAGTAGATGCTACTCAGTGGCCGACAGCAAGAATTGTTGCTTCTACAAATAATTATCTTGAAACAGTGACTGGATATGCTATTGGAGCTGATAGGCGTTTTCAATGGGATGATACAAATCATACCAAACTTCCCATTGGAACAACCAACCTTGTAGCAGACCAAAAAGAATATTCTTTTCTTACTGATGAACAAGGAAATACAATTCTTAATTTAACAAGAATTGATATTTTGGATGAATCGGGGCTTTATAGACAATTAATTCCAATAGACCAAAAACAAATCCCAATGGCATTAGATGAGTTTGAAAAAACTGCTGGGCTTCCACAATATTATGACAAAATAGCTGATAATATTATAAGAATTTATCCAAAATCTGCTGTTAATGTAACTGCTGGATTAAAGTTTTATTTCCAAAGAACCCCTAGTTATTTTGCATCAACTGACACAACAAAAGAACCAGGAGTTCCTCCTTTACTTCATAGAGGATTTGTAATCGCTTCCGCTTATGATGGTGCTTTAGCTTTAGGATTAGATAACTTAAAAGCACTTCAATTAGAGATGGAAAGGGAAAGAATTAAAATGGAGAAATATTTTGAAAATAGACTAACAGATGAACAAAGCGTAATAAGGGTTAAAAATAGAAGTTCACGTTAATAATATGTCAGGAATTAAAGGTAAATCAGGTGTTTATAAAAGAACGGAAGCTAATAAAAAGAATATAAGCAATGCAAAGAAAAAAGAATATCAGAACGGTAAGATTTCTCCACTTATAAAGATATGGAAAGAAAACCCTGATTTTTTAAGGGGAGAAAATAATCCAGTATGGATAAAAGATAGAAGTAAGGTAATTGGTGTTCAGGATAGAAATAACCCCGAATATAAACAATGGCGTTATCAGATTTTTAAAAGAGATAGACATATTTGTAAGATAAATAATAAAGATTGTATGGGCAATGTCGTAGCCCATTATATTCTGGGATTTGCTCAATATCCAGAATTAAGATATGAAGTTAATAATGGCATTACTTTATGCCACTTTCATCATCCAAGAAAAAGGATAGATGAAGAAAAACTTATACCAGTACTCAAGGGTTTGGTGGAGGTTATAAGACAATAATTTGGCAAATTTTGTAAAAATAAATAGTTTCGTAGAAAATTTAGCAGAAAAGAAAATTG